AATTTGACCTAGGAAATCAGTTGCCCCGCCATACATAGCATTTTGAAATGCCTTTAAGCGAGGATCTAATTCATAACCTGCTTGTTGTTTATCTTTGTCAAAAAAGCTAGTACCAAAACCAGAAGTAATAGAGTAAGGTTTAAACTCCCCCATTGCTGCTGCTCGTTCTGCCGCAGCGCTGGTAGCATCAGCAGTTGCGTCTGCACCATAATAAGCTAGGGCAGCAGATCCAAGCTGTGAACCTGCGTTAATTAAATCTTTATTATCTTTATAAGTAGTACCGAGATCAGTCCAAAAACTCATAACAACTCCTTAACCTGCAACGTAAATACAAGCGATTTGCTTGACTTCGTCTGCTGAAGTAAATGTAACAGATTCACGAGCTTTCGCTACAGTGTACCCACGAATAATGTCATCTGCTTGTTTCATACCCTTACCTGCAATAGAAGAGGTTACAATTAAATCACCAACCTCAATAGACCCACCTTCACCACATACGTTAACTAACCCTTCGCCTAAAGCGTTGAAGATAATTTTGTTGTAATCGTTAATGTCTGTATAGCTAGGGTTAACAATTGATTCAGTAACACCGTTCTCTCCTTCTACGCTCTGAAACAAAGCAGAAGGCACATGTCCCTCACCTGCATTACCAGAGAAGACACCTACAACACCCTTTTGATTTGGAGTTGTTGCTAAGGCATTAACACAAAGAGAGTCGTTTACATTAGGTTTAGCGTACACAGATACGTCAACAATAATATCCCCATTTGCTGGCTGAGCGGCTGTCTTAGGAATTAACCCATCGTGAGCGCCTGTGAAAGCACCTACTGCACTACCAAAAAGCTGTACACCATACGAAGCGTTAGCAACTTGGACAGTTATAGAAGGAACGGAACCGTAGCTAAACTGACCAGCATAACCAACAGCACCAATACTTGCTATTGTATTATAGGCGCTAAAAGCAGCATTAGAAGAGTTACCAAAGATACCACCTACACCAGTCCCTCCAAAACAAACACCACCGACACCCCATGTGTTATCAGTTGAATAACCTAGAACACCGCCAGCGGTATTAACAGTAGAGCCGAAAGCACCTGCTGAAAATATACCGTTTAAAGAAGTAGCAGCACCTAAGGCAAACAGGCGCCCAGAGGCTACAGTGCTAGTACCCGCTGTAATCTTATCTGCTGTTAGTGTACCTGTCGTGATCTTATTACCATCAATGCTTGTAACCCCTGTGGCAACACTAGACTGAATGTTAGAAAAGGTTACAAGGCCATCAAAATTTAACCAACGGAAAGGTGTACTACCTATTGTGGTGGTTTGGACACCCGCTTCATCCTGTTCCACTGAATAGTTAACAGCCCAGAATGAAGTGCCTGATGACGTTGAAGGAGAATTAAAGATTGTAGACCAACCAGCTTTTACATTACTAAAAGTGCTGGTGCCAAATACATAGTTGTAAGTGTCTACATTGGCAACCGGAGCTGTAGGAGCTGTAGAAGAGGAGGAACCAAAGTACAAGTATCCGTTAGCTGCCTTAGTATCTGTACCTGAACCATCTGCACCATTTTGGAACACAAGGGCAGGAGCACCCCATGTTAAAGTACTATCTACACCCGGCGCACCAATGTTGGTAGCTGTGGCGGCAGATTGGTAAACAGGGTCAGTACCAGTGGGAACATCTCTATACCAGCCTGTAGGAGCCGTTAACACCAACGTAGAGAAGTCAAACGAACCGCCCGTAGGGGTAGTTGGTTGAGTAGCAGAACGCTTGTAGACAGAGACTAGCAAGTATGAAGTACCGTCTAAACCTTCGGTACCAGCGGCAACAGCAGAGTTAATCTCTTGAAGAACAAAAGAAGTGTTAGCAATCTTTAGTGAATTGTCGTTTAGCGCGGCTGTTGGAACTTCTGGTGCCCCTGTAAACGATGGTGATGCTAGATTAGCTTTACTGTTAATAGCTGTAGCAATAGCAGTAAACTCGTTACCAAACTCTGTACCTTTTATAATTTTACCAGCGTCTCCTGATGGTAAAGCATCTTTAGCCGCAAAACTTGTTGCGATCACATAATTAGCCATTAATTTGTCCTTCCTGTTTTAACAAACATATCGATTGTTTGTACTGATAATGGATTTTGAAACACGGTAGCCTCAAAACCTATTTGAATAGCATTACCGCTACCGTTTACACGCGCTTTTACAGTGTCAATAGCAATACCTGAGGAAAACTCACCTAGGTTAAACTCATCAACATTAAACTCAGCTATGCTGCTTTCTTTAATTGTATAAGTGTAAGAGTCAGTATTATCTTCGTAATCAAAGTTTGTCTTTAGAATAAAAACTTGACCACTCCCACCTACAACAGTAGCTTTGAGTTGTTTAATTATTTTAATTAGAGAGGCTGCCCCCATATCCATATAAGGAGAAAAATAAGATAAATAATAAGATGCATTGTTATCAGTATACCCACTGTATTTACCAATACCATCAACTTTACCTACTAACACCTCTCTATCTCTACGCCGTAAAAAAGATGTAGCGGGATAAGAAACCCATTTAGTTACACGCGACGAACCATCTTCAAGCGACCTTCTTAAATCTAAACAGTAGACATGCGCCTGTGAAGGGATAGAAAGAAGGTAGAATGCGTTTACTTCTGAATAGACAGAACAAACGTTATCTAAGTGACCGTAACTGGCTCGCTCTAAGGCAACATCTAGGCTTAAATCATCCCGTATATTCTTTGTTAAATCTCGCATAGGCAAAGACTTCTCTTGGAGTAGGCGACCTAAAGAACGTACACCTGTGTCAGAGAGAAACAAAAGGTCGTTACCAGTATGTTGAACACTATCACGAGCAATACAACCTACCCCTGAAATAACATCTGATACAGCAAAGGTAGCTGCTAATGGGGTTTCAGCTCCCCCGTAAACAACAATACAACGCTCACAGAAGATAATTAAAAACCCATTGTGTAACGCTAAGGCTGTTATTGTGTCTACGTTGTTAGGCAGGACAGAGGCTATGTTTACAAACCCACTTGAGCCACCATCAAAGTGAGGGAAAGTACCAGCTATGTCATCAGACCAATAGACAGTAGACCCATCATGCACCCAGAAACGAGAGTAACCAGCTATAACATCTCTAGGGTAACTGGTACCATAGTTAGGTGTGTGAGAGCCATGTGCTACGTGGTCTGTTAACAAATCTACAACAAAAGAACCTGTTTCTGCTGTTGCTAACAAAGGAGGATGCCCTGCTTGAACCAACATAGTGTGGTCGTTTATATTAGCACCTTTCCATCTGTTCTTTGTAATAGTGTACCCTGCTGGGGTGACATCAACTAAAGCATCGTTGTTATCACCCGCTTTAAACAACTTATTGTTACCACCAGAAAGAGTAAGAGTTGTATTATCAGCGTCAACATGCTCCATTAAGAATTCAACTTGTGCGCCTCCTAATAAAGTTACGCCTGTATCAGTTTGCATTAACCAACCCTTACGCGCACCTAACCGACCCAACTTATCTATGACAGCATTCTCTGCGCTAGACGCAAAGTTAGGAGATAAAGTTACACCACTCTCTTGTGTGTTTAAACCAAAAAAACCGGGAGAGACAACCGAAAGTGTTTGTAATTCTTTCATACGCTATACCAAATAGTTTCTTCTGGGTGCCGAGCTGCATCTAGAGCAATCTCATCTGCCAAGGCCGACTGAGCAGCAGAGTAGGCGTTCACACTTTGTTGTCCACCGTCTTCACCACGTTCCTCAATTGCCATTGCTGTGGCAAACAAAAAGATAGGACGGGCAGGGATAACCAGAGTATCAGTGTCTGCTGATAAGTCCAAGTTACGTTGAGTAATGTTAAACCTCAAGTTGTACACAGCATCTGGGATTGGGTAGATGTCTACCTGCATATCACCATCTACGCTCACACCGTTAAAGTTATAGAACATAGGGGAGCCTGTTGCAGGTTCTGTTGTCAGAAATGACTTATTAAACCAAGCAGAACTCTTACCTTGCATTTCAATGTTGTTAGAATCATTCCAAACATCTAACACCTTAGAGTTATTCTGCGCCCCGTTAAGCTCGTAGTTAAAAACATTGGCGGTAGTGTTAACTGTCAATGTTGAGCGTAAGGCACTCCAATCCCATGCAACTTCAACTTGACTTTTAGCCTCGTTAATAAAGTCACCAATTAGACGAGCGTAGCTGTTAGAAGTGCCAGTACCTTGGATTGTATCCACTTCTCTTTCTCGTAAGCGCCGCATAACTCTATTGACAAGTTCTAAATATGTCATTTGTTTTTTCCTTTGTTGGTATTATACCACAGATTTCTCAGGTTGTCAAGCTTTTTCTACTGAATGTTTTATACTTAAAATAGAGTCCCATAAGAAGTGTCGCCATAAGAAACATCAGCGCCTGTGAAGCTGTCTGGAGTGTTACTTACACTATTTCCGTAAGTGTTGTAGTTATCTTTACCACTTACAATAGGAGCTGGGTTTATACGATTATCATTCCGACTATCATAAGGAGTGTCGTAATTATCTTTACCACTTACAACAGGAGCTGGTGTTCTCGTATCTGTCCACCCTTGGAGTGCGTTTAACGATGTTATTGAGTCTCGTGTATTATTTATTTCATCTAAAACTGCCAGTGTATCAGTTATATAAGACTCAGCCCCTTTCAACACACCTCCCGAGATACCGCCAGAAAATAACCCTAACAGCCCCGCAACAACCGAGTCCTGTGTTATTTCATCTGTTTTATCACCAATACCAATACTTAGGCCAGTACCTTTACCATCTCCTCCATCAGTACCGCTACTCCCAGTCTCAATGTTATTCTCTTTTAAAAATTGATCTAATAATACAGGATCGTTAACAATTCGTTCTGCCTCTTTTTGAATTAAAGCAGCATCTAATGAATCTTGGATAGCAAATTTATTAGTATAATAATCAGGGCG